CAGGGGCAAGATATTCAGAATGCCCTGGCACAGACAACGCTGCAGAACAAAATTCTACAGAGTGGAGCGGATACGGAAGAAAAGATAAAAACCTTGGGTTTCAAGATAGAGATGATGGATTACGATTCAATAAAAAAGTGGAATGAAGCGAACATTGCGGCAGCAAATGCATTAATAAAGTCATACGGTGCAGAGAAGGAAAGATTGGATATTGAGAAGCGGAGGCTGGAGATTCAAATAATCAAAGAAACGGGACTGGACAAGGCCAGGGCGTCGGTTGTGGCTCAACAGATAGCAAATGAAAAAGCGAGGTTTGAAACCGATTTCTATAAGAAATCAGGACTACCTCCGCAAAGAAGCATCTTTGAGCAGATCATACGTGGTTTCAAGGGAGAGCTGAATCCATACTAGGAGGTCATATGGGTTATCGTCGTCGCAATCGTCGTCGTCGCGGTGGCCGTCGCGCGGGGATCCGCGTGCTGCGCGGGAGGAAAGGGCGAAAGCTCCCGAAATACAACTCTTCGAGAGGAGGTATCAGGCTTTGACCTGTACCAGCCCATACGTGGTAACTACGGTGCCAACACGAACGGAACTTCCATGCGGAAGATGCCTTCAGTGTCGCATCGCAAGAGCTAGAGTGTGGGCAACCAGGTGCGTGCATGAGAGCGCCTTCCACGAGCACAACGCGTTCGTGACCCTCACGTACAACGATGACAATCTGCCAATGGACAAATCCTTATCGAAGCACGAGCTTCAATGCTTCTTTAAAAGGCTTCGCAAAAATCTGGATACATTCCATGACAGAAAGGTCAAGTACTTTGCGTGTGGGGAATACGGCCAGGAGAAAGATGAACATGGCATACCGAAAGAAAGGCCTCACTACCACGCAATTATATTCGGACTATCTCCCTGGGGGGATGACAAAGAGGAGGTGCGAGAAGCCTGGACAAAAGGCTTTATATATACAGGAACTGTTACGTATGACTCAGCTCGTTACGTCGCTGAATACATCAATACGGAGTATGACGGAGAGCTTAAAAAAAGAGTCTATGGAGCGAGATCAGCTCCTTTTAAAATTTCAAGCCAGGGGATCGGAGAGAAGTTCGCGATCCTCGAAAAAGAAAAAATAAAAAACGGCCTCGGCATAACTGTCCGCGGCCACCATGTGAGCGTTCCACGCTACTACATGGAAAAAGCAGGAGTCACAGACTCCGAAAAAAGCCGGCTCGTAGAGCTCGGCGAAATAGCAAACACCGACATCTTCAGAAAGATGGAGGAAAAACTTCGCCGCAACGGGCAAGCACATAGTGACTCGGACGTCATTAATGCGATCGTAGAGAGCAGAATGCAACGAACGAGGAACAAACGTGCCAAAGCCCGTCAGCGGGCGAAGGGAAAACTCTGATGAATCAGAGTACGGAGGGGGGCGCGGGGGGCGCCCAGAAGGGCCGCCCCCCGCCTAAACCTACATTTATGTAGGTAAGTTAAAGTGGATCCACATAGTGGAACCACAAAAAAAATACTCCAGGCTTGCCTGGACCGACTGAAAGCGAAGGAGTAAATAAATGAACTGGAAACAGATCATTGGAAAAGCGGCACCTTGGGTGCTCGCTACTATCGCAGCCTTCTTCAAGGAAGTGCTGGATCAAGACATTACCTGGTGGCCGACGTTCTCAAGCGTCGCCCTGGGTGTCATTCAATTCCTGCTCAGCAGGATTAAAGATAAAAAGTAGGGCCTTTAGGCCCTACTTACCCAAGCGAAGCGCGGGAGGTACAACAATGAGGCTATACGTGATACGTGACCTGGTAGCGGAGGAAAGCGGCCCGATTTTCGAGGCCAAGAACGACCAGGTCGCACGACGAGCCTTCAAGCAGGGGCTCGAACGTTCAAGAGGAGGTCTGGCAGAGTACAGACTTCTCTGTGTCGGCGAGTACGATCACGACAAGGACCTGATGCAGGGGTTCCCCTTCCCTCAGGAAATTTTCAACACACAGGAGGCAAACGATGAGTAACACGTTTCAGAACGTGCGGAGTCTTCGACCCGGGAGGTCGGTATTCAATCTTTCGTACGAAAAAAAGCTCACCTGTGATCTGGGTGAACTCATTCCTACGATGTGCGATGAGGTGGTACCAGGTGACAAGTTCATCATTGGTAACGAGGTTGTCGTGCGGTTTCAACCGCTGGTTGCTCCGGTGCTGCACGAAATTAATTGCTTCATCCATTACTTCTTTGTGCCGTACAGGCTTCTTTGGGAAGACTGGGAGGACTTCATCTCGGGTGGTGTGGATGGAGAAGACGCTTCCACCCTTCCTTACTGGGATCCCACAGACACAGCGTCGGGATCACTATGGGACTACATGGGCATGCCGGTTGGAGTGGATCCCGGAGTTGACTGTCGTCCGGTTGACTTTCCAAAGCGCGCCTACAACCTGGTATACAACGAGTTCTACCGTGACGAAACACAGATCGCGGAAGTTGATATCGCGACGGCAGAAGACATTCAGATAAGGGCGTGGGAGAAGGACTATTTCACGAGCGCCCTTCCCTGGCAGCAGCGCGGAATCGCGCCTGCGTTGCCTATAAGCGGTACCACCTTCGCGGATTTCACGACGGCGGTATCTGGTACGAGTTCGACGACGGGGGTTAACATTAACGCGTCGTCGGATACGTTCCTGGCTGGAACAAGCGGTGCGAACAATGCTGATCTGATCAATGCGTTCAACAAGAACGTCCTGGACTTCGCCGACGCGGCAACTTTTGATGTTGCCGATCTGCGCCTGGCATTCCAGATTCAAAAATGGATGGAAAGGAACGCACGTGCTGGAGCCAGGTATACAGAATTCCTTGGTGCGCATTTTGGGGTTAGCCCTCGCGACGATCGCCTTCAGCGTCCAGAGTATATTGGCGGGTCGAAGAATCCTGTCGTGGTTTCGGAAGTTCTTCAGACTTCCATGACCCCCGATTCTACCGTAGAAGACGGCACTCCACAGGGGAACCTCGCTGGTCATGGTCTCACCGCCGGAAGAAACTTCGTTGCGAAGTACAACGCTCAGGAGTTCGGTCTCATAATCGGTATCATGTCGGTCATGCCTCGTCCTGCGTATCAGCAGGGCATTGATCGTCAGTGGATCAAGAGCACGAAGTACGATTTCTACTTCCCAGAGTTCGCGAATCTGTCGGAGCAGGCGATCTACCGGATGGAGCTCTACGCTTCCACGGTCAAGAACGACAACTTGACTGTGTTCGGATATCAGGGTAGGTATGACGAGATGCGTGTGAAGAAAAACCAGGTATGCGCGCAGATGCGCGACACCCTGGACTACTGGCATCTTGGTCGACAGTTCGCGTCGGCTCCTTCCCTGAACCAGACTTTCATTGAGTGCATTCCAGACAAGCGTATTTTCGCGGTGCAGGACGAGGATGGTCTCGTCGTTAATATCGCAAACGTCATCAAGGCCATCAGGCCGTTGCCAATTCAGTCCAACCCTGGACTCATCGACCACGATTAGGAGGTTTGAATGAAGCTATTCACGCAGTGGCGGCGACCGCCGCGTAACCCCGAGGTAATGGACCCCCTGACGATCACCGAATCGGCAGGGTATGTGCCGTCAAAGGTGCAGATCGAGAACCTGATCATGGCAGGGAAGCGCCTGCAGTCGTTCAGAAAGGAGATGTATGACTTCCCCGACGGTGCGAACGTTGATGAGTCTTATGAGGACCCGACTCGTGGACCAGGGTTCGATCTTGCAGACGCGACGCGGATCGCACGTGATGTGGATCAGCGCATCAGGGCTCAGGCTGCAGCCGCTAAAACCAAGGGGTCAAATGATACGGCAGTAGCTCCGAAAGACGATCCTGGGGCATCCTCAGAGGTGTCTACAAAATGATACGGAATAGAAAGCTCATAAAAAAGCTTCGCAGTCGAAGACGGCGCGCCGAGAGGCGCGCCGGTATGAAGGATCGGCGAACGTTTCGCCGCCGAATGAGAAGGGGCCGCCGATAAAGCGGCCCCAGCCACATGGGGTACTTGATCCCAATGTGGCTAGGTGACACCAAAGAATGAAGGGGGCACCATGGGTATAGATTGGGGCTCGTTTGCCGCGGCGGGATTGGGAGCGGGAGGAGGCCTTTGGGAAGGCTGGCGTAATAGAGAATTTCAGAGGGAGGTAAACGAACAGAATGAAGCGCTGATGCGCGAATCATGGGCAAGAGA